ATCTAGTGAGTCGCATCCAGAAGCTGTCTGTACAATTGAGCAATTTGAAAGGTGAGCTGGCAGAGGCTGAATCAGGAGTCAAAGCATTTCCAGCCGCATAACTTTCCATTCCATAACTGATCCAAGGACGGGGGTTGCAACACGCGCCCCCGTTCTCTTTTGCACACCCGCTCTCTGAGCCGACCCGCTGTCTAGAACACAGGCGTGCGAGAAAACAAATAGTCTAGAGCAAACACCGTTAACGGCAGATATGCATGCTCCAAATTTTTTTGCGCGTGGTCCCCCACATTTGCCATATACGACCCGGTGGCTAAATATTCACATGAGTCGAGATTTCATACCAGTGTTGAATCTGATGTTGTTCTTGCTGATCATGTTGTGGATGATCATGACATGTGTTGGATGCAGCATGAGTCGGTTCCCTGCGAAGCAGACAACAAAAACAACATCTTCCCAAATGCAGATCATCAGCTCGGTCCCAACATCCACAATAGATGCAGATGGAGATGGCACCATAACTGCACAAGAGAGCAACAAGCTCATGTTGCAGCATCAAGGTGTGTTGCCCACGTTCATCAGCATCGTGGCGGCTGTGGTGGTGGTGTGCATCATGAGCTCCTGGATCAGCAATCGCTCCAAGCACCCACCCTCTGGAACCAGCTAGAATAGCACACGGTGCGGTGTTGATCGGTTGGAAAACCTGGGTGATCCGGCGGAGCCTGCGGCTCAACCGCGGAAGCGCCTGCGGCGCTTGTATTGATTTATGTTGTTGATGAGCATAAATAAGCATATGGATAAATGGCAGATAGACAAGGTCAATGAACTGTATCAACAGATAGACCAATTACAAGCGCAAGTGATCACACGTGACAATCAGCAGGAGTTGTTGATCAAGAGACTTGATGATATCGATTGCAAGTTGCAACAGCTTGTGGATCGAGAGCAAACAACCAAGACCACTCGTAGCAAGGGCAAATGAACTTCGAGCTCAAGATCTTGAGTGTGAGTCGTGTCAAGGAACGCAACCTGTTGAAGCCAAGCGAGCGTGCGATGAACAAGCCTGACACTGGTGTGGAGATCAAGAACAAGAGTGCTTATTATGTGATTCGAGATTGTGCCACTCTGGCGCATGACTACATACCTCACAAGTGTTATTCCAGTCTGGACGACCCGATTGCTGCATTGCAAGGTGCGTTCACCATGGATGATATCGAGAACTTTGTCAACAGATGTGCCAATCAATCACACACCAGACAGTTGCTCAACATAATATTCAGTGACATATACCGCAAAGAGGCTGAACAATGGAAACCTCCGGTGCCTGAAGCTCCACAAGTGTTGGAGATAGATGCAGACGCGGATGGTGAGGATATATACCAGGACTATGGATACAGTGATGCTCAAGACCTTGACGCGACACATGTGGATATACCTGTTGAAGCACCTATGGATCTGAATGACAGTGACGCTGTGTCTGTCAAGCTGGCACAAGCGTTTGGTCTGAACGTTTAACGACTCTTGCTTGGCACGGCGTAAAATCCAATCACCATGAAACACAAGTCGAAGAAGCTTGTTAGCAACAAACCTCCAGTCATCTGCACCAGATCCCACTCTCTGGCTCCAAACACCCAGCTGAATATGCCCCATTTGGCTGAATCACCCTTGGGCACCACCACATCGTATGTGATGTGTGGATTCATCGCGTAGTACAACATCAAGAAGCACAGCGTGAATGTGATGCTCAAAAACAACACACGTCGTGTGCTCTGCACGAATGGATCACTGGCTTGCTTGGTCTGATTGTCTATGAGTGCTTGCAACATGGAGTTGTCACGTGCCGCTAGAATCATTTGATCCTGTCTTTTTTGCTCCAACCAACAGTTTATCATATTGACACCGAGCTTGATACCAGCACCTATTATTGTGTTTAATATTGGTCCCATATAAATACTTATTCATATGGTGTGTTTCAATTTGAGATTGTATGATTATTTAGAACAGTATATCATGAACAAAGATACTGAACATGTGAACTGCTGCCCGGTTTGTTATGACAGGCATTTGAATGTTGATCACACAAGACCTGCAGTGCATGACATTGTTGATTGCTACAAAAGCAAATTGTTACAAGATGTTATAGCTGAATATCGTGTCAAGTACAATCAGGAACCGGATATCACCGAACATTTCATATATCAAGTGTGGAAACATGTGAGTGAAGAGATGATAGACTATCAGAAACTCAACAAGCGGTGAACAGCAGTTTTTCACCATCCACTGTTATTTTGATTTTGTTGATTGGTTCAGGTGAGTCTATCAACATCTCAGCCAATGGGGTCTCGATCTGATCGACAATCACACGTCTCAGTGGCCTGGCACCATATTCATGCTGCTTGTTGGCTCGTGCCACAAACTCACACACATCACCACTGTAGCTTATCATGCATCCATTGTTGCTTCTGGCGTTTGATCTCAACTCTCGAAGCAATAGTTTAGCGACCTCTGTCAACTCATCATCATTCAATCGATCAAACACAATCAGATTGTCCAACCGGTTGATGAATTCTGGTGCGTACATCTTTCTGAGCTCGTCTATCACCGCGGTGTGAGTGTCATTTTGTTGTGTGAATCCAACAGTGTTGAGCTTATCAAACTTGTGGGCTCCGACGTTGCTGGTCATCACTATTATGGTGTTTTTAAAATTGACACTCAAGCCATCACTGTCTGTGAGACATCCATATTCCAACACTTGTAGAAACACTTGAAGTACATCTGGATGTGCTTTTTCAATCTCATCCAGAAGCAACACGCTGTATGGGTTGTGCCGGATGAATTCAGTCAGATCACCCCCTTCTCCTGAACCAACATAACCTGGCGGGCTGCCTATCAACTTGCTGACGCTGTGTTTCTCACTAAACTCACTCATGTCATATTGCTTGAAATTGCCGTCCGAAAACATCTCTGTGCCCAAGATTCGCGCCAGGTGTGTTTTTCCAACACCAGTGGGTCCTAGAAATAACAATGAACATATAGGTCTGTCTGGATTTGTCAGACCAGCTCTGCTACGTTTGATCGCGGAACATATTGTGTCTATCGCAGCCTCTTGACCTATAACTTGCTTCTTCATATTACACGCAAGATCTCTCAAAACATCTGCTTCTGATCTGTTTATGTTGTTCACAGGCACGCCGGTTCGGTCACTTACTAGTGATCGCACGTGATCTATATCAACACGCTCAGCTTTGCCTGGATTATCATATAAATCCTCACGCTCTTTTATTGCAGCATTCAATTCCTCGATGTATTGTTGTTCTGTTTCCCTGTAACCTAATGCTGTGTCAAATTCATGTGACTCGACGGCTATATTTTTATGCTTGATCACTTGTTCGATGTTGGTGAGCAAGTCTCTCACACACCTTGGTTGCAACTTACGCACTTTAATGCGCGCTCCAACTTCATCCAGTATATCAATAGCCTTGTCCGGAAAGCGTTTGTCTGGTAAATATCTATTACACATATCAACTATCTCTCTCAACACACCTAAATTGTATTTGACATTATGATATGTTTCATATTTATGTTTGATACCTCTCAATATTTGCAACGTTTCATCTTGCGTGGGTTCATCTACATACACATTTTGAAATCTCCGATCAAGTGCACCGTCACTTTCAATAAACTCCTTATATTCCTGTAATGTTGTTGCTCCAATGCAGCTAATTTTGCCTCGAGCTAGTGCGGGTTTTAGTATGTTGCTTGCATCCATGCTTCCAGATGTAGAACCTGCTCCTACAAGCATGTGTAATTCATCTATAAACAAGATAATATCCGGTTGTTGTTGAGCATAGTTTATCACTTCCTTGAGTCTCTCTTCAAATTGACCTCTGTATATAGTACCTGCAACCAATTGAGCTAGATCCAAGGAGTATATTTGTTTGTGGAACATGTTGATAGGCACTTGTTGTGAGACAATCCGTTGAGCGAGCAGCTCTACTACAGCTGTTTTACCCACACCTGGCTCACCAACCAATACAGGATTGTTCTTGGTGCGGCGACTCAGTATCTCCAACATATATCTAACATCATCTTCTCTTCCGATCACAGGATCCAGCTGGTCCTCGTATGCCATTCGCGTCAAGTTAGTAGCATATTTCTCTATCACACTCTCTTTGTGATCTGTGCTGGTCATCTCTTCATCACCACCACCGGAAGAAGATGTCTTTTGCTTTGTTTTGCGCTTGCGTCTCTTGGGTAATGTTACTATTCTACTATAGATGTCTTCATACAGGACATCAACATCGATGTTTTTGAGTTTGAATAAATTGTTACCGGTTCCACTATCACTAACTAGGATGCTCAATAACATATGATCAACACTCACAAACGTTGAATCCATCTCATGTGCGATGCTCGCAGCATAAGAGACCATGGTCAATACCCGACCACTCGGTTCAATTTCATCCATCTTAGGCTTTTTATCACCTTTGTATTTTTTAAGATTTGAAATAACGAAGGATCTGAAGCTATCGATATCAATTGAGTGTATATCTCTCATGATCTGCACACTACTGGGCAGTTTATCATACTCGAATATGCTCAACAATATATGCTCGGTCGTTATAAAATCGTGTAAATAATCACATGCGATTTGTTTCGCATGCGACATAATCTTTCTACCACTAGGTGACAATTCCGGTTGGTTGTTCATCATAAAATATTTATATATGTTACACTTTAATGTTGATATATGCAACATTTTATCGTATAATAATACTATGTATATAGAAGTTTCACATGAAAGTCCAATCAGTATGTTGGAACACTCATTAACGTATAATGATTATGCTTACGCGTTGGTTCATTTATTTGAAACACATCCTAGATATTACAATTTTTTTAAGAACCTCACACAGAGCTCAGATGTACCGGTCTTATTAGATAATAGTATTTTTGAATTGAAAAAGGCCTTTGACCCTAAAAAGTATTGTGAGTGGATAAGCAAATTGAAACCAAATTATTATATTGTACCAGATGTTCTGGAGGATTATACAGGAACACGTGATGCGTGGAATGATTGGATGTTGAGGTATACTGATAATAGCCACACATTAGGTGAAGGTGCTCTCAAGATTGGTGTTGTGCAAGGTGTAAATTGGAACGACCTTGTAGAGTGTTATAAGTTTATGGCTGAACACGCTGAATATGTTGCGATAAGTTTTGACTACTCATATTATCAACACACAGGATATAGTGCAAACTCATCATACCCACACAGGCTAGCCAAGATGAAATCCGGTAGAATTAGATTCATACAACAGTTGATAGATGAAGGTATATGGTGCTGGGAAAAACCTCATCATTTACTGGGTTGTAGTTTAGCCAGTGAGTTCAGGTGGTATGTTGATAATAGTGTACGCAATATAAAGAGCTGTGACACAAGCAACCCTGTTGTTGCATCTATCAAAGGCTTGAGATACAATGATGACATGGGGTTAAATATCAAGCCATCTACACTGTTAGCGGATTTGATTGATCACGAAATGACTGATGATCAGATTGATGATCTTGAATATAATACTAAAATGTTTAAAAAAATAATAAGAAGATAGAATGTTAATAGAAAATAAGAAATGGGTAGCTATGTTTAGCCACACCGGTAATGAAATATACAACATATCAAGAATGATAGGCCGGTTTCCTGATCGTGTCATAACAAACAAGACACCTGGTGATAAAAGTATCAATAAGAAATTAATATCCAAAACAGATGTTGTTTACGTCAAAGATCGACCAGATGTACAGGATTACAATAGAGTGTTGTGGAGTGATTGTGTTCTAACACTGCATGGGTGGATGAGAGTGTTACCTAAAACTGTATGTAAGGAGTATGAGATATACAATTTACATCCAGGTTTAATAACAAAATATCCAGACTTGAAAGGTGCAGATCCACAACGACGTGTCTTTGAGTGTGATTACCCAGAGCAATATGAACATGTTGGGTGTGTTATACATCATGTGTCTCCGGAGGTTGATTCCGGTAAAGTTGTAATGGAGAGATCCACATCCAACACATTTGCAGGGTGTGGTGTATTGACGGAATATCTACACAAGATGGCTACAGACATGTGGGTAGATTTCATGATGTTAAGTGTATCGGATTAGAAACTAATGCTTTGGAAGTTTAGAGTACTATTTAATGTTCCGATTGAGATTGGATCAATTGTGAAATATAAAGATAGTAGATCAACAGATCGTAAGGGTGTTGGTGAGGTTTGTGGTATTATTGGAACTGGTGAAAATATAAAGTATGAGATATATGTATTGACCAAACGCCTACAACCCAGAATGACGAGTGACGACAAGTACATAACACGCAAGATTCACTCAAAATACTGCAAACATATCGACATCAGTAAAACGATAGTCAATAAAAATAACTTTGAACTGGGTGATTTTGTTTGTTATAAATTTTTAACAATCAAAAAATATGGCGTGATAACTGGTTTCGTTCACCCAGACGGTCTAGACACAACATCATACTACTGTGGATACAACGGAACTGATTTGATACAGTGTGTGCAAATCGACAAGAACAATTTAACACGTTGCAGAGACAATCAGCGTAACATTAAAAAATTCACCGCACATAAAAAGAGACTGAGGATATGTGAAGTGGATCTATGGAACGAGAAAGGTGTTAATATTAAATAGATGGCTCCGTGGCGATTATTAAATTCCAAGGGAAAATTTTTAGTTGTGGCATGCTGTTTAAATGTTTACGTGGCTGGTTTGGTTGGTTTTGGTGGATCGTGGTTTGCAGTATGTTCGATTTGTTTAGCAGCGCTTTGTGGTATGATGACATTCAATAGCAATTATCAAATAACAACAGCAGAAGATATTAATGAAGAGAGAAAAAAATAACAGACAGTTTGATTCAGGAGCACAAAGAGATACCGGTGATGGTAAGTTACGCATGAGCTTGTTACCACAACAAGAAATGAAACGTGTGTTGAAGAGATATCTAGATGGTGCAGAAAAATATGGTGAGAACAACTGGATGAAGGGCATGCCGTTGAGTGTGTATTTTGACTGCGCGCATCGGCATCTTGAGGCTTGGTGGCGGGGTGAAGATTCAGAAGACCATGCTGCAGCTGTGGTGTGGAACATATTATGTGCTATGCATACAGAAACACGAGCTTCAGAATCAGGTACATCTTCAGAAGAATATCAACTGGATGACCGTACTAAATATCCAAAAGATTAGTGGATAATATCTTCTAGATAGGATATAATGTGGTATGTTAATTAGTTTCACAGGTGCACAATGCACAGGTAAGACAACACTATTAAAGGAGTGTATGTCTAAGTTTCAAGAAGGAGAACATTTCTTTCAATGGAATTTTGTTAATGAGGTCACAAGAAAGGTCAAACGTAGTGGGTTTTCGATTAATGAACAAGGTGATAATACAACACAACTACACATATTAAGCGAACATTTAATCAACCACACACAATCTGTAGGTAACACGATGTTGGATAGATGTATATTAGATGGTTATGTATATTCATGTTATCTGGCATCCAGAGGTATAGTAGACGAGTGGGTTTGTGAGTATGCAGGCAATTTGATGAACGAGTTGGTCGGGAGATTGGATCATATCTTTTACACACAACCAGAAGATATACAACTTGTTGATGACGGAGAGAGGAGCCTAGATCATGATTTTAGGCAAGGCATAATTGATAGATATGAGGAACTATTCGATAAAAAATATTTTTGGTACAACAAGATAGTCAGATTATATGGCGATGAACAAGAGCGTATGCTAACAATTTTACAAACAATAAATGAACATGACAACAGCAACATTAGACAACTCCAGAATATCTAAACATCTAGGACAGGTATCACAGTACAAAGATCAATACGACTCATCGTTACTTGTTAGTGAACCCAGACAGAACAACAGAACGCATCTTGATATCAGTGATGATAATTTACCATTTGTAGGGTATGATACATGGAATGCATATGAAGTAAGTGCACTCACTAACAATGGATTGCCAGTTGCAGGTGTTGCAAAGATTGTTTATCCATGCAATAACAAGTATATCGTTGAGAGCAAAAGTATAAAACTATATTTCAACTCATTTAATATGTATAAGTGTGGTGACCAGCCGGTAGATGTGTTGGATTTTATTGACAAAAAGGCATCAGAAGACTTATCTAAACTCCTAGGAGCAATTGTTCACGTGCACACTCATCCAGCGAGCTTCAGAGCTAAGGGAGATCAAGTTTTGGATCCATTTCAATATACCACTTTAGAGGACACATTCTCTCAAGAGGAACTAGGTAAGATGCATTTGGATACATATAGTGAGACTCCAGAATTACTCTCATTAGAAGAGTCTAGTAAAAAAGGTGTGATGTCAGAGGAGGTTCGATGGCACAGTAGTTTGCTTAAAAGCAATTGTAGGGTAACTAGCCAACCAGATTGGGGTGATGTTTATATAATGTATAAAGCTCAAACTCATGTATGTCCGGAGAGCTTGTTAGCTTACATCATATCATTCAGAGACGAGTGTCATTTCCATGAAGAAATTTGTGAGACTATATATAAACGATTACATGACGCTCTATCACCAGAAGAGTTAGTTGTTACATGTTTATATGCAAGACGTGGTGGTATTGACATCAATCCTGTACGTGCTTCGAATACTGCCTTGATCGCACGTGAGTGTCAAGATCTCGTGGACCCTTTTGTAATGCATGTGAAGACAGCAAAGCAATAAGCACAAAAAAAACGACTCACCAGCATCACCTGTGAGAGTCGAAAAATTGTTTTTATCACCGGATGTATCATTTCACCGGTTGTTGAGTTGCATCTAACTAATGATCAGAAGTACACCGACTGAGTGCCGGGTGTGAACGATTCACCTAAGTCTGAGATTACGATAACGTGGTAGTAAAGATCTGCACCAAAGATGTTGTCTACAACACCATAACGTGTTAATAGTCCAACTCGTGGAGCAAAATCATTAGGACCAACCGTGCGCTGTACCATCACTGGGATGTACGGACAATAAATGATACCTGTGTCGTAAAACTCAGGTCCTTTATAACCCAATAGAATGTACTCGAGGCGAGTTTCGCCTCGTTTACCATCTTCATATTGTGCTTCAGTCCGGGTGTCGCGATATACATTAAACCTTCCACCAAGATTCCCAACACGAGCAATTCCTACTGGTTGGGTGTTTACATTGCCTTGAACCTGCATCCACTGAAATTCAGGGAGCATTTCAAGAATCGCACAAACACGAGGTGTAGCAACTAAAAAGTTAGCAGCACCACGACGATTGCGGATAGCGATACGATTCGCTTCAACAATGATCTTAGCATAAAGGTCACGATTACGTTCGGCCATCCAACGTCCGTCTGCGCTTGCGGGGCTCCAGGTGCTAACACCTTTTCCAGCTCCAGCATTTGCAGCTACTTGAACCATCCTCATGAGCATTTCCCGGTCGATTTCGGCCTGAATTTCATACGACATAGCGTTTGTCAATTCAGTATCGATATCAATACCGTTCATGTTCTTAAGGTCTTGTTCAAGTTCAACACTCCAACGAGCAGCAAGTCTACGAGTTCCAGCTTCAACAGCAGTCTTTTCAAATGAAACGACCATCTGTGGAATATTACCGGTTAGCTCATAGTCTTTGAGCAACTTCGCAACTCCAGCATCTTCATCGATAAAATCGATTCCTGCTCCACCGCTCAATGCGGCAGATGATGCTCCGGTGAAACGTGTATCAAGAGTTTGATACCCTGCTTCAGTCCCGTCATTTGTGCGAGGTTGTCCATCGTTACCGACTACAGAACTTCCGTACGTGTGTCCGTCGATTCCTGTCGATCCGAGACTTTCAGTCTCGTACTTGTAACGCATTGCAAAAGCGAGTCCAACTGGACCGCTCATGGGTTGAACGCCTACGATCTCATTAGTGATAAGTTCAGGGAATGTACGACGAATCATTGGGATCAAGATCTTGGGCAGACGGCTATCTCCTGTGGCGTAATGATCTCCTGTTGGAGAAGATTGTCCACCGAGCTGTCCGAAAGAACTGCCTCCACCAAGAGCACCACCAGCATACGAATTTTCTCTTAAGCACCAATTCTCTTGATTTTCCAAGAGAATCGCGGTGTTTAGGCGAGAGTGATCGTCTGTGATAGCCTTGACGTTGTCAGAACTGTAGTCCAAAACTGGAGCCCATTTTTCAAGAAGCACTCCTGCGCGTTCTTGATCGATATATGATTGTGCGGGTTTTACCTGTGACATATTTCTAATGTTTCCTTTTCTTATTATAACTCAGGCTTATTGCCTCAACGTTGATTACCACCGGGTGAGTTCACCCATGTAGTTATCAAAAAGTCCTCTATCCTGCATACTATCAGGATTTGTTTGTTCAATTTGCTGTTCGACGCTCTCACTAACAACATGTTTCTTGCCCTGTACAGGACGGTCAGCAATCTTTTTAGATTGTGTTGCTTGTTGCTTTAGTTCGGTCATTTTATCAGCTTCTGTCTTTTCGAACATATCTAATGTGTATTGATAGTTCTCTTTTATAAATTTTACACTCTTGCCATCTAATACTTTATATATGTGTCTCTTTTTGGATGAAGGTAAACCTTCTGTGAGTCTCTCTAGTGCTAGATTTGCTTCTTTTTTGTTGATCGACTCTCTTAGTACTCGATTCTCCTCTGTCAACTTACTATTTACAGCGGATGCTTCGTCTATCTGTCTTTTTCCATCAATGACAGCATCACGTACATGATCGCTTGCTAGCGCACTGTCAATACTTAAATTTTTTCTCAATCCCTCTAAAATTGTGACGGCATGTCTGTTTTTAACTGCTTCTCGTATGTCTTTGGTTGGTACAGCCTTTTCTACATATAAGTCGAGATAGTTACTAATATTATCTATCAAGCTCTCCTTAAACATGTTTGCATCACCATTCATGTCATTCTTGAATTTCTTAACAATTTGTATCAATTTGTCAGAATGTATTCTATCGAGTGATTCTACTACCTTATGTAATTTAGAGGTATGGTCGGAATCGATTGCTTCTAACAATCTCTCCAATTTGATAGCATGAGCTTCATCTTGCTCAACTAGCGCTTTCTCTACGCGCAGTGCTGCTAGTTCATCTGCTTTGTTTGATACAGATTCATTAAAAGCGGTTTCAATTTCTTGTAGCACTTCCTCAGATAATACATCAGATGCAACTTTTCTTAATTGTTCGGTTATTGTGTTATCACTCATCGTTTAAAAATATTTATGTTCTTGTACTTACTTATTTTATTAATCAGCTTATTTTCTACAGTTTTTTGTAAACTCTTACTGGCTGCTGCGTAATTTTTTTCACTCAAACTCTTAATAAAATTGGTGATTTCTGCTCTATTTTTGTCTTCGCTGTTCATTTAATTTTTATTGCCTCTATAAATTCGAGTATGTTTTGCTTGATATATGTTTCAACGTCTTTACGTGGTAGGTCGGAGAGTCCTAGCTCAAGATTATGATAAGCTTCCTCATATTCACCGAATGTATTCAATACATATTGCTTACTCTCTAAAATGCCATTAACAAATGCTTCACCGAAACTCGGATCTGCTACACAGTCTATCGCTACCAGTCTCATATTCTTAACATGACTAACATCAGAACCACCTTCATTAACAAGTTTTCCTAAAGATCTAGTGCTCATCCCAACACTACAACCATCTCGGATTAACGATCTGACAATCATACCGGTTGGTGTTGATAATACCTTTGATTTACCAATATAGACGTTAGGATTACCTTTAGAGGGCTTGAGTTCAGTCACAAGATGGCATGCTCGCTCGAGATCTACATCTGCACTTGTGGGGTGATTTAACTCTCCTAATGCTCTTTTCGTGTTTATCATTTGCTCATTGTACCTCTTAACTTCAATCAACATTTCCTTCTCACAGTATATACGTTGATTTTTGTTTTTCTCTTTTGCCATCGCATAAGGTCCTTTTATATATACATCTGGATCTGTATTATTATTTTTCTCTTCTATAATATATTCAAATTCAGAAGGATCGGTTGTTTCAACTAATAGTTTCGCGTGCATGATTATTAAGTATTTATGCTTCTCGGGAGAATTTCTACTACCTAGTAAATAAGTTAAATTGTTTTTCTGTAACTAACTGAAATATATAACCATTCTTATCAGCCCAATCCTTGGCAGCGATCCATTTTGCTTGATTTGTCTGCCACGTATAATTTTCATGTATGATTGTACTTCTCTTTTTATTTCCATGATTTACAGGTGGTATTGTTTGTTTGTATGGCTTTATCTCGATTAGATATTTAACTAGTTTATCTTTACCTTCACGTATGAATACCGTGTTATCTACAATATATTTATGTAGTTTACCATCCACTGGAGATATATACGGTATGTAAACATTCTCACTCGTCCACTGCTCCACATGTGGATTTCGATCACACCACCGGAAGAACTTCAACTCCCAACTACTTAAATATTTTGGATTCTTACTACCCTTATACTTGTGTCTGTTCACGGGTTTATATACACCCTGTCTGTACTCCTTGTATTTCTTATACGGCTTCTTCACCTCATGTATACTACAGCATGTCCTTCTTCAACTAACAGATCATTTATACTTGTATCAAAGTCTCTCTCAAACAGAACACCGATACATCTTCCGAATTTTCCTTGGTCCACTGATTTTAAATACAATTCATTATTTTGAGATTTAACAATCTCTATTAATCTCTCTTTAGCTGCAAGGCCTTTTATTTTCTCTTGTTTGTCTCTAGTACGTGTTTCTGGTGTATTTATACCATACAATCTTATTATCTTTTTGAGCTTGATGTTAAATCCTAGGTCAATTTCAGCATCAATAGTATCACCATCAATTACACGTATGACTTTAATTGTATAAATGTAATCCATCAGCCTACGAAAAAGAGTGGTGGTTGACCATCACCAAAACCTGGTACACCTTCATATAATTTTGTCTCAAGCTTTTCTTTCTCTTGATTACCCTCAGATAACAACTCACTATAATTCGGCACACCACCGCCAAATAAATTTGTACCACTATATTTTCCACGAATTCGACCAATTACAATTTTTGTCAATGCGAGAGTGTATTGATATACCCACTGTTCACTTACTAACTGATGCACAGGTCTCTCGACATATGCTCCAACAATACCATAAAAGTGCGTCCTCCTAGCACCACCACCTGGCTCAGGTGTTAGAAACATTGTTTGTGTGCGATCATCAAATCTATAGTAGTAGTCTTGTGATAGCAATTTTCTTCGTGTGTCAAGCCAATTTTTCATCGTAAACCAACTTATCAAGTCAAAACCATATTTACCTAAGGCATAACTAAAATATGTTTGTTGTGCTAATGTTTGCTCTAATGTGAATAATGTATTTATACCACTACTACTACCCTCTTCAAACGCGAAAAGGTCTATAACCTTTCTGTAATTGTCAGTCAAGTAATCATAACCTCTCATCGATGGATTTCCATCTTTGTATGATACTGCAAAGTTCTTAGGGCTTTCACCTATTGTACTTTTTCCTACCTCATATAAATCTGTATCTAATGTAGCCACATCATCACTTGGTGTTGATGTTTTGAGTTGCTCTGTTGCAGTAAACAAAACATCCATTCGAAGACCTTTACCAGGTTCATACAACCGAGAGTTGAATGTCAAGAGCTCTTCTGTGTAACCAGCGAACTTGCTGAACATTTCGATCGCGATGCTGATATTTTCAAATACTTGATTTTGGTGTGCTTCTATGTTTATCTGCGGATAGCCGAGTGTGTATGCTATACGAGTCGCGAGCTTCTCGTAGGAGTCTACTATAGGATTTAAATTGGTACTATAAAATGCGCTCAGTGGTTTTGTTGGTATAGATTCTTGACTCATGTTTCATCTGTTACTCCTACAATTATACCATTCACAATGTGTAATATGTTACCACCAACATTAACATCCTTGGTTATACCATTCACAATGTCTCCGGCTGTGTTCTTTGTCGCGTATGAACTAGCATTCATTACACCATCAACCATAAAGGTACCAATCGCAGCTAGATTATCGCCTCTCACCCAAAAAGTGTCTCTTAAATCTATACCACCAGACAATAACCTGGCGGTTGTGTCCAAGTCACCCGTCATTGTGTCACCGGTGACGTTAATATATGTATCATCAAGTTGTTCGATGGTTTGCTTCTCTGCAACTGTCATCCACTTGTTGTCATTATCAACATCAGATATGTTGTCTGACACTAACTCAACGTGTCCAGACTGATCATTCACACTCGTCACGTATGCATCCGGCTTGGCAAGCTTGCTGTAACCAGAATATGCTTTTGTTGATGAGTTGTATGTACCTGCAGGTGTATCAGTTTTAGCAATTAAATTGTCGTATGTACTTGTCACTATAACAATGTCTCCACGCTGTATACCTTCAGCTGGGTTCAGGGTCGCGACTTCTTCTGGATTTTGTACTGTGTATGTTTGTGTGATACTCAGCTCCGGAATTTGGCCTTCCATCAACACACCGTTACTATCCAGCACAGCCCAATTGGAACTAACAGCTTTGACATGTGTGTATGTGTCTTCCCAATTACCACTGTTACTCACCAGGGCTGACGTTATGTCTGACACGTCTGTCACATACCCAGCTGCACCATGATCACCCCAGTTGTGTGCCGCGGTCCAATTGTCAATGTTTGTTTGTGTTATGTTGTTAGCAACATGGGCTGTAAAAATTGGATCTGTCTCGATTGTTAAATATCCTGCTGCACCATGATCACCCCAGCTGTGTGCTGTGGTCCAATTGTCAATGTTTGTTTGTGTTATGTTGTTAGCAACATGGGCTGTAAAAATTGGATCTGTCTCGTTGTAGTTGGTTATATATCCAGCTTGTGAATGGTCACCCCAGCTGTGTGCCGTGGCCCAACTTCCACTGTTGTTCTCTACTACTGTCTCAATATCTGTAAAATCATCTCTCAACCGATTGAACTCAATATCATTCAATAATGAACTGAACATCAACCCACCTCCTCCTGGTTTGATTGTCACATACTCTCCTGGATTACCACTATCATAACTAACTGGTGTGTCATGTAGCTCAACAAACGTGTCAACATGTTGACCCTCTCCATGTAAATCTCTAGCCGCATACCAAGTGTTGTCCGCAGTGTTATACTTCAACACGTCATTGTTTTCAACTGATGTTATGTCAACATCCAACAGATCAGTCAATTTGTTTGTGTCTGTGTTTGTATCGATATCAATTATCCAATCTGCACTGTTGGTGTTAACCGTGGATCGTACGTCGGACAACTCGGTCAATATTGTGTCAACATTGGTTTGATTGGCCCATTCCGCACTATTTGTATCAACAGTGGTGCGTACATCAGACAACTCGGTCAATATTGTGTCAACATTGGTATGGTTGGCCCATTCAGCGCTGTTCGTTGCCACCACAGATGTTGTCGCATTCCATGTTGAACTGACGTTTTCTATCAATGTCACCCGGTCAGAGACACCTTGTATCTCATCACTCTCCTCCCAGGTTGAACGTAGAGTGTTGACATCATTATAAACACTGTCTAGCTTGGCTCCGTCAGCGGATATATCACGTCCGTTGATAGTTGTATCTGTAGTTACTACACCTTGTACACTCAACATACCAGTTATGGTTGTGTCTGTTATGTGTCGAGTGTTGTGACAACTGTCAATCAATCGTGCGAAATCATCACCAGTGGGACGATCTCCATCTTCAAATCGACCTTTTAAATATTCTAAATTTTTATGTTCTGTTGTCATCGTAAATATTTATGCTTACAACAAGCCAGGTATCACGCTTGTGTTGTTTTTGATTGCTTGTACGTCTGATTTGACCACACTCATGTCAGTCGCACTAGCCACTTGATTACCAATCGCGGCTTCCACCTGTGGTGCGATATATTGTAACAGAAAACCTGTGTCGTGTGTGAAGCTACCGGAGCCGGCGCCCGTACCACTACTCGTGTCAATCACACTGGTGTTATCATCTCTGTACAATCTCCCTCCTTTGAGTATGGTGTCTGTGTCTGTCGTGTTTTGAATTTTAATATTCACCACACCGGTGTTGATACGATAGTTCATCGAATCCACTGGTGTTATCGCTCCGAAGAAATTTTGTATACCCTGTGTAGTTGTGACAATATATGCATAGAACGCGTAAATCTCTTGCACAGTCACTACACCATCTGTTTCGGTTGAATCAATTTGTAAGTTTGTATAATCTGCAGTAAAATCTTCCGTGATCGCAGTTCCGCTTCCATCAATACCATTACTATTGTATATAGTATCTGCCTGCTGATTCACTTTGAAACTTATACCTGAGGATTGTGCCACACCAAACGCTTCATACGGTAGCATCGCTTGAGCGCCTGATTGACACGTAACACGCAATCTAATCTCATCGCCTGGTTCTGCTTTCGAGTTCTCGTATGTACCGGTGGATGTCAACGTTCCGGATGTACCTCCCACAACAAAGTTAGCAATCTCTGTTTCACTACCAGCTTCAACATTGTACAATTGTACTGTGCTACCCGCTTCAATGTTTGTCAATGTGTATGGTAACACACTAACATCACCATATGTACCGACAATCTGAGCTCCACTTTGCAGTGTGATCGAGCCACCGGTTGTGGTTATGTTTCCGGTGTACGTTTCCGCTTTGACTGTAATTGTACCTTCGAGTGTTACACCAACAAGTTCTATCTCTTGTACTGCTAGCATAGTCTGACTTGTGTCAACACGTGTGGGAAAAATTATTTTGTAACTAGTGTATCTTTCTGTGTTTTTGAAATAAAATGTATTTGTCTGTTTTCTGGCTGTGAACCTCTTTATATCGGCACTGCTTATCAATGTCCAGTTGCTCGCGTCGTTTGACCCGTACAGCTCGTAACTAGCAGGATCTCTTGTTTGTATATCTGCACTAGTTATTTTGAGACTTGTTACCAACGAGCTGTCGAATCCTGTTATTTGAACACCACTGTTGCTACCAGGATCAGATACCAACCACTTATCAATATTGGTCTCGATGCTGTCATCTATTATTTTACTAGCAGGGTGGGAGCTATTTGGTGTACCGTCTCCAACAGCTGTCACAGTCAATCCAGTCGCGCCTGTCAGATCGCTCGTTGTGTTCTTTTGGTATGTGAACACGGAGGCTTGTGAATCGTTTGTTACAACAACATTTTTATATCCAGCTGCGATCGTGTTTCCGCTGATATCAACAATTGTATCCAACTCTCCAGCGTAATTGTCATATAGATGTGATTTAGCTCGATCATAAAATTTACCCGGGGAATCAATCTCTGTATAAGCATCCACAGACGCTTTGCTTGTTTGCGTTAACGAGCGATCCGAAAACATCAACCAATCGACCTCTAACTCTCCGATGCCTTTGAGCATCTGTGTGTTGGATGCGAGCATATGATTATATGAACAAAAGCAAAATGTAAAATCATCTGAATTAGTATTGGAGCTTGATCTTCTGTCCACCTTGTAGAATCTACTAAATCTATCAGTATCCCAATCGCTGTATTCTACCTTGGTGAGATCAGAACTACTCACTCTCCATTGACCGTTCTGCAGATATATTCCATATGCAGTTGCACCATCCGCGTCTTGAGCCACATACTCTTTGATCTGTACACCTGTAACAACTTCAAACGTCGCGATGTGTCCGGTGGAATCTGCCGTTTTTTGATAAATCTCCGGGGTGGTGTAATCATACACCCTGTCACCATTTGAGTTGGTGACTCCTCGTGTGATTTGCGAATCGGAGGATGAAGAGAATCCAGCACCACCGGTGGAGTCAGCAGCCAGGAATATCGCATGTTTAGCAAAAGATGATGGTGTGTCCATGCTGTACAATTTGACACTGTCAATTGCTTGTCGATTCACATCGATGAAGTTGTACGAAACTTCCTTCTTGGTGACCAGCACACCACGCTGACCGTTTGACCCTCTCGTGTTACGCCACATGTGCCGGACACTCGAACCAGTACCAGAGTTGACCACCTCCCATTCCCGGAAATTTTCAGATTTTTGACCGTCAGTACCTACATCGTAATCACCTATATTGCTTGATGTGTCAAAATCACGGAGTGTGTGGTAACCGATAGCGCCTTGGTTGATAACTTCACCTATGGATCCACTGGTTATATTGAATTTTGCAGTGAAGCTAGGTAACAACACAGTATAGTCGGCAAGTTTACCATCAAATGAACTACTAGCTGTTCCGAAATTGTTTCTCCATTCTAGTCCATTTGTTGTACCTTTCCATGCAGTACCAACAACATCTAAATCACAGTTCATGTTCATTGGTCGAGAGAGATTGATCACTCCGCCTCTTCCGATAAAATGCGCGTTTCCACCTCCGGCAGCAATGGCAGAATCACCCGGGTGCCAGTTGGACACTCTGTCACCCACGAAAAACAAACCGGTGCCTGTCGAGTTGGTGGATGTACCGGCGAATGTGTTGGTTCTTGTCACACCATAGTAGTAATTAGCTGGATCGCTCGCATTTCCGGCAATGGAAAAAGCAGACCTAAGCTGATTGTTTGGTGGATTGCTATAGCTCGGTGATTCAACCGTGCCGGTGTTTTGCATATTTTTATTGGTGTGGTGTAAGATCAAGACTTCTTTATCTGGATCATGATACAACGTGCCACTGATCAATATCCGGATGTCCTCATCAATCTCATAAACATCAATATGGTCTTTGTTTATATAATGCGTCACACCTGTCATTCCAATCAATCCACTAAGGTCGTTCTCAGTGGTTTTACTGACAAGCTCCAGGGTATTTCTGTTGAGATATTGTGTGTCAGTGCTATTTATATATGACCAGCTCATGATGTGTAAATTGCTGTTATAAGGTTTAAATTAGGGTCTGATTTGATCGCTGCCACATCTGCTTTGACTGTAGACATGTCGGTGGCACTAGCCACTATATCACCAAGAGCAGTCTCCACTTGTGGTTGTATGAACTGCAACAAAAATCCTGTGTCATGTGTGATGGTTCCGTAATTTTGGGTACTATCTGTGTACACGACGGTTGTTTCGTTCGAACGAAACAATCTACCACCCATCAGATTGATATCATTTGTACCGGTGTTTTGTATTTTGAGATCCACATGATCAACATTGATACGAAAATTGAGACCATCGACAGGTGTGATGGCGTTATAAAATGTTGTGATACCAGTTGCTTCGGTTTGTAAATATGCAAAGTAGCTGTATATTTGTTGTACAGTTACTTGATACGGTGGTACAGAGTCAGATAATGTTATCAATATATTTGTACCATCAGGTGTCATGGTCAGACCTGATGTGGTGTCCCCTCCATTTGATGAATCGAATATACTACCATCTATGCCAATACCATCATACACTGTGTCGCTCTGCTGTGATTGTGGAAACGTTAATCCTGCACTATTTATCGTGCCTATCACTTCAAGTGGCAACAACGCGGTTGCTCCGGCTTGGCATGTGACTCTCATGCGTATCGTGTCACCATTATCTACATCATTACTGTCTAGATCAACCGTGGTGCTGAATGTGGTACTCGTTAGGTCTGGTTGTTGGTTGTACAATTCAACGCTCTTGGTTATATTGTATAATTGTATACGCGATCCGTTTTCTATTCCCGGTGCTGTGATGTTTACGTTTGTTGCCATCAGTTGTAGGTCCTGGTTGTAGAACACAACACTCTAGTGAAGGAGCGTGTTGAATTTATTGTCAATACAGTGTTCATATGAGATTGTTTATACAACAGGAGGGTAAGATTTCCATGGGTGGTCTGCAGGTAGTTTGGATGCTACACCCCATTTGTGAGCGAGATATCCTTCCGCTTTTTGTCGATCAGATGTGGATGTGGAGTTGATCACAATAAATTCACCTATTTTTCCATCAAGAGACGTGTTTGTGTTGCTGAGTAAGGTTCCGATTTGATTGAATGTTGAAAGTAAATTTCCACCGGTGAGTTTGCTCTGCTCACTGTCTTCAAAAGTACCGTTGATCGAGAATCTGAGAGTACTACCAAGAGTGTAACAAATGACTTCAATTGTGTCACCTGCAACAGTCCCGGTGGATTTGGTGTTGTTAGTGTACAGTGGAGAACTTGAAGCGTATCCAATCACATCGTTTCCATCGGTTGTAGTCATTCTTATTTGAACGTTGTCCGTATTGCTTGCGAAGAGTTGCTGATTTCTACCCAAACCCGCTGCATCCAATTGGAAAGCAAGCAACAGCATCTTATCCTCCATGTCAATGTCATTGATTGTAGCCACTTTATCCGTAGAGAAATCTATTGCTGGATTACCACTCATTCCACTAGCCGTGTAAGCTGGTTTAACTGCCGCATTACTTTGAACGACATGATTGTCATTTCCACTCTTGTCCTGCCATTCACTAACCAAATTGGAACCGTCTTTAGTTATGGTGTCTGAGTCAGCAGCATCCAACCACAACACTGATGAGCTGTTTGTTGGAATCCATTGTGCCGGTTCGCTGTATGCTCTGGTTACTGTCGCGACCTTGCCATCAACATCATACGCAAGATTTTTTGTCAATTGTTGCCGGATGGTACCACCTTGTATGTCACGTGTGATTACACTGGTCAATTGACTGTTAACATTGTATGTTAACGTGCGCTCGAACAGAGTAGTGGTCTTTGAATTATTCACCCACACATTCACCCCAGTCAGTTGTGCAGTGGTTGAATAGCTCATCTCACTGTAAAAATTCACGTTTGCGTAATTGTACATGTCATCCAATGCAGCGCGATCCTTTTTATTCTGCCATTTTTGTGTGACACCGTTCACATACACCAATGCATCACCTGCTAGTGGTGTGCTTATGTCAGTGTCGGTGGCATCGACGATTGAAGATATACCCTCACCTGTGTATGCTGATAATGAAATTGAATTTTGTGACCCTTCCTCGTCTGTATATGTTAATGTGTCAGTATCACCAGCCAATGTGAGTGTAGTGTTTGTCTCGCTTGTTAAGTATCCCGCACCACTATGGTCCCAGCTAGCACTGCTTGAACTAACTGTTGTGTATGTGCTGTCCCAGTCGGATATTTTTTGTGTGGTTACATTGCTAGCCGCATGTGCACTGAATATTGGATCTGTCTCTGTGTAACTCGTTAAGTATCCCGCACTACTGTGGTCCCAGCTAGCACTGCTTGAACTAACTGTTGTGTATGTGCTGTCCCAGTTGGATATTTTGGTGTTGTCTGGTGTCCATTTGGTACCTATTGCTGTTGTTACAGTGGTTGAAAAATTTGCATCATCACCAAGCGCGGCAGCTAATTCGTTCAAGGTATCTAGTGCTGCAGGTGCACTGTCAACAAGACTAGAAACTTTATAGTCAACATACGCACTGGTAGCATAATTTTGTGTGCTGTGATCATCCCATCCATATGCTGTGTTCCAATCACCACTAGTTGCCAACACATAAGCATAAACACTATCCCACGTAGCACTTGTACCTACAACGCTCGCGTATGTGCTGTCCCAGTTGGATATTTTGGTGTTGTCTTTTGTCCATTTGGTGTCTATTGCTGTTGTTACAGTGGTTGAAAAATTTGCATCATCACCAAGTGCAGCCGCCAGTTCATTTAGTGTGTCGAGTGCAGCAGGTGCACCGTCAACAAGATTAGAAACTTTATAGTCAACATACGCACTGGTGGCGTAGTTTTGTGTGCTATGGTCATCCCATCCGTACGCTGTGTTCCAATTACCACTGTTTGCCGCGAGCAGTGTTTCAATATCAGATAAATCAAACAGATCTCTTAAGTCGCTACCTCCGCTCAATATAGTACCGGTGGTGCAAGTGATGTCACTACCGCTAAGTGCACCATTCACGTCAAGCACTAAGTGCTTGTTCGAGCCTACGGTCATGCCGTTTCTCACATTAAATTCTATATCTGCTGCCATAATTTAGGTTCCCTATCCCCTACATATATACTTATCATTAAAATTATTTTTTTCCAACAGTTTCATTACAATTATATAACTTTCATTGCGGTTCCGGTTATCATTATTTTGGTGTACTGTTTGACATTAATTTTCAGCAAATAATACCCATTAGAGATCACACAATCAACATTATTGATCGGATCAATACCAGTTGTAGCATTACCGTATACAGTACCTCCTATATTCACACCATCACACACATACTCAGCATTTATGGTTGATGTGCCGGTTGCATTTGTCGTGAGTATATAAAATTTTACAGATTGATAATCCGTTGTGAATGTTTGTTGTAATTTGTCGTTTGATGTATTTTGTAGATTTTCCTTTCTCCAGATGTTATCAACTTTATAAATTTGCTCTGTATTGCTGATAATCTTACGTTGTGTATGTTCACCGCTGATAGTTAAATCAACTGCTACAATATTACCACTTGCATTTATATCTCTAGTGTATATGGTTCTCCATCTCCGGCTCAAGCTACCCAAATCATATGTATTTGTCGGGTATGGTAATATATCTGAACCAACATCTGCGTGAAATATGATCTCATCTACTTGATCATCTCCGAGATTTATCTGACCAGCTTGACCCCCAAACCCGAAGTACGCATGACCATCAACAACAATACTACCCTTAATATACACATCTTGATCAATCATCACATCACTCAACAAATGTGTATTGCTAGTGACACTCAACTCACCTGTCAATGTTGTATCACCAACAACATTCAGTCCACTCACTGCACTCACACGTCCGGTAAATGTGCCATCACCACTAACACTTAAATTATTATCTACAAATATATCATTTGTGGCGCTAACGTCTTGTACGTACAGCTCACGCCACTGTTGTGTGCTTGTACCCAAATCAAACATTATATTATTGTCAGGTATTATATTACTATCTATATCAGCTCGAAACACAACGTTATCGGTATTAGTATCACCTACATATATGTTACCGTCGACACCAGCGCTCAAGTACGCATTGCCATCAACATACAAGTCACCACAGACACTCAGATCGTCGTGTAATGTTGTGAACTCTCTGACATCTAGCGTACCACTCAATGTGGTGTTACCACTGACTGTTGTGTTACTAGTTACAAATAAATTTGAATGCAACTGTGTGTCGAGATCTACATTTAGTGTATCATACACATATGTTGCATCATCAACATCTAGTGTACCACTCAACACCGTGTCACCACCAACTGTGGTGTGACCACTCACTATAAAATCCTCACCTATAGTACCGTTTGCGCTAACCAACAGATCGTTGTCAACGAATATGTCGTTTGAGGCGCTGATGTCTTGTACAAACAACTCACGCCATTGTTGCGTGCCTGTACCCAAGTCAAATGTTACGTTTCTATTAGGTGTCAATCCACTGTCAATATCTGCATGAAACACAACATTGTCAGTGTTTGTGTCACCAACATATATGTTACCATCCACACCGGCACTCAAGTATGCATTACCATCAACATACAAATCACCACACACACTAACATCATTATAAAACGTAGCAAACTCCTCAACATCTAATGTACCACTGAGCACCGTGTCGCCACCAACTGTTGTATGACCACTCACGTACATATCATCATGTAGTGTTGCGGTCCGTTTGACATCTAACGTATCATTTATGTTTGTAGCGTTATCAACATCCAGTGTGCCACTGAGCACCGTGTCGCCACCAACTGTTGTATGACCACTCACATGAAAATTAGTACCAATTGTACCATTAGCACTTACATGCAAATCATTGCCAACAAAAATATCACTACTTGCACTAATATCATGTACAAATAATTCACGCCACTGCTGTGCGATTGTTCCTAAATCAAATGTTGTGTCATGATTTGGTATAAAGTTGCTGCTCACACCCGCAACGAACACTATATTATCATCGCTCGTAGCACCCACATATACAACCTTAGGATACACTCCTTCAACAGCTAACCAAACATCACCATCCACCCGAAGGTTGCCCATCACGTGTGCATCGTTCTCGACATACATGGCCGCACTCAAATATGTGTGTCCATCAACACTCAAGCTACCTTCTAGGTCTGTGTTGCTAACAACATTTAACTCTCCAGATATACCTAAACTACCTGTCACAATATCACCAGAAACATTTACATATGTATTCCTGTTATATTCCGTGTCAATTGTGGCACTTTCAGTGTTTATCCAGCTATACATGCCGTCCCAACCAGGAGCAGATGAAGCAACTTATCATGTGTGTTGTTCCATGCGTTGGTTGAAACAGGTGGTACACCTTGTGTGCTTATTAGATCATATAAATCTACACCGGCACTCAAGTATCTACCTCCAGAATTTAGCGTGAAATAATTCGCGGTTATTCTACCATCACTATCCAATACCTGGTGCCTACCAGTACCCACACTCAATCCATTTTTTATATTAAAATTATTATCTTCAACTGTCATTAGGTTCACTGTCCCCTAATATTATTTAGTCGCGCATACAGCTTAAAACACACACAAAAAAAAGACCGGTCAATTAAGACCGGCCTTTTTAAAGCATTGTTTGGTTATCGTTTAGTTGTAATAACCGGTACCGAACACTGTCACTGCAGCTCCTGCTGTACCGGATACTGTAATACCAACAGTATTGTTTGATGCAGCGATGTCAATGTCAACAATTTGTGCTGTTCCTACATCAACCTGACCATATGCTGTACCATCTAATTCTCCATTTTCCTTCTGGGCTACCAACAATTCAATAACTGACTTGCCGTCGGATCCATCGTCAACCGATATGATGAACTTGGCTGCGTTCAGGTTTGCTACTGGTAATGTGTCTGTGTAACTTGCAGCCTCACCTGATGCGACTGCTGCTCCAACATACACATAATCCACACTGCTTGCTGTTGTACCGGCACCACTGAGTGTCACTGTGTTGTTGATGGTGGTTGCACCGTCAATCTCAACTGTTCCACTGATTGTGTTTGCACTACCTGTGGATGTGATATCACCACTGACAGTCAATGTGTTCAATGTGGTGTTACCATCTACATCCAACGCTCCATCAATGTCAACACCTTTGGCACTAAGTGTACCGCTGGTGACAACATCACCGGAGGCTTGTGTTATTTTAAGTTTTTCTACTTCTGCATCTGTACTGATTACAAAATCACCACTGAGACTTGTTGTTCCGTTGATGTCTACATTACCATTTGTAAAGAGATTACCGGTGTCTTTCTGTACTGTGAATTGATCAATTCCAATCGCCAACTGCGTGCCATTGAATGTCAAGTTAGCATCATCCACAATTGCGGAACCTGCTCCTGCAAGAACAATTCTGGTGTCAGTAAGATCTTCTATAATCGCGCTAGCGAGTGTAGATTCACCATCAACATGTAAGGTGGTTCCAGCACTAACAGCACTACCAAATGTAGCAACACCAGAGACGTTCAAAGTTTGACTCAGTAATGTGGTTCCACTTACTTCAAGATTTGTGTTTAAATCTGTTAATGTACCATCAACTTGCAAACTACCACCGAGTTTTGTTTGTTTGTTACCAACAACAGTCAATGTGTCGTTCAGTATAGTTGTGCCTTGAATCTCAAGAAAACTAGATGCACTTAAACCACCAGTGACGTTTACTGATTTGTTGAAATCAAATTTTGAATTGGTAGCATCATATAATATAGTAGCAGTGTTTGAACTTCCGAGATCGATAACAATACCAGCACCATCACCATTCGCGTCCTCTATCGCTCCTTTGTTGAGTACAATTGTTTTGTCATCAACTTCTAGTGTTGTACTGTTGATTGTGGTTGTTACACCATCAACCTGAAAATTACCTTTGATAACAACTGTACCGAGGTTATCACCATCGTTTTTAGGATCAATGTAAAATGTGTTAGCAGCACTTAATGTTGCAGAACCGTCTGCAAATCCATCACCACTTAACGTGAGGTTTGTGAAGATTGGACTGTCATAACCTTGTACTCCGAGAGCCTCAATTGTAGACCACTTACCATTAGATACCCAGTCAGTACCATCATACAAAGCACTACCGTTGTTCTGTGTACGAATTTGTATACTTCCTTGATATGGAGCTTCTAAATCACCAGCCTGATCTGTTTGCGCTAGACTTGGAATTGTAACTGGTCCGCTAGCGGAGGCTGGTACTATGTCCCAATCGATGGCGTTCCCACCTTGTGTGGGTGTTCCGAATGTAGATTGAAATCCCTCAGCTTCTGCAAGTGCACGTACTGTTAATGTATCATCAGGTGTGATTGAACCACCAGCAACAACTGTTTCTCTGATGGAATCAATTCCATCACCAATGAACATGCTCAGATCTCTACCACCTGATAATATTGGTCCCCAGGCATCAATCGCTGGGTCTGCGCTAAGGTATGTACCGTCTCCGATCTGAACAGTGTTTCCGAATAACCCGCTCTGACCGACGGTGATCGTGTCTTTTACTTTGAAGTGTTTATTAAGTGCCATAATAATACTTATGCAAGTCTATATGTAATTTGATATATTTTCAGTACATTTATCAGAATAGGTTGGTTCGATTACCTTTAAATGTACACACAGCTTGTGGTGGACGTGATTTGTATGCATGATCATCTGGTAGCTTGTGCTCTAATCCCCACTTCCACGCTAAATATCCTTCCGTGTGCACTCTCTGGTAGTCTTCCAAAACTATGAATTCTGCTAAATAACCGTCCGTAAATTGTGAACCTAACCAATTTGCATTTAATCTGAACATATGCTCTGCTGTTTTTGGAAACTCATAATCACTCTCACCGGTAGCAACTAACATACCATTCAAATATATCTTGACAATATTATTAACAGGATTCATCTCCACCTCGAATATATTCCATTGGTTGGTTAAGTCGGTGTCACTGAAGCTTTTAGTCAATGGATATGGTCCATTGCCCAGCTCATTTTCTTTCATCCAAACTTTACCGAAAAACTCATCATTATCTCCTGGTACGATCGCTAGATTCATACCTGTTGATTGTTCAAACCAGATCATATAATCATGAAAGTTGTTAACACCTGTTGGTTTGAAGACGAGGTACCAAACAACCGGATCTTCATTCCACTTATCTCTAGAATCATTAGAGTCATAAGCTGATTCTAAATAATCACTATCACCTGTGAATTTAAATACATTCTTGTCATTGAGCAATTCATCACCACTGGTGATATACTCCGGTTCTGCTCCTGCATTAGTCCACATATACAAGTCTGTCTTACCACTATTGTTCCATCTAGTGAATGTACCGGAGTTATCAACATCAACTTTAGTGCTATCAGCTGCATCTAACCAAGTGAATGGCTGAGAACTCAATGCTGCTGGTGACCATATTGTTTGATCATTTGGTATCTCTTTAAATATCAATTCACATTCATTTGTTTGTTGATTTAAATTGACTTCAAACTCAACGAATGGATCATCAGTTGTGTGATTAATACAGTATTCAACTAATGTTGCTTTGTTACCATTTGTTATCATGCTAACCTCTGTAAACATAACCTCACCAGCACTCTCCACTTCAATTGAGTATTTTGCGGTTTTGTATCTTGTAATATCAATCACATCAAGAGTCGCTCCATCAATTAAATTGGTTCTATAAAATAATGTATTTGGTTTTGAGTTAACCACCACCCAATCATTCACACTCAAGCCGTCATTTTTGGCTAGTACATATACTGTATTAGTAGCAGCTATTATAACCGTATCACCTAAGTTTATTGCTCCTGATGTATGTTCATCGGTAATGTATGATTCAAGGCTAGGTTCATATGTTAATGTTGAGTTGTCGAAATTACTAATTGTATATTGATATAACGTCTCAACTTTATCTGTCAAAACTTCCGTTTCACCGGTCAATCTAACTGTATGTGTATATGAATCATTCCAGTTCGCACTAGCATCTGAAACAGATGTTAATACCTCCTGCACACCATCCAGATCGTCTGATGTTAATACAAGATCTCCTAATACCAAACTCTCAGTATATACATTATTCCATGTGTTGTTGATGCTTCCTAAATTTCGTGTTGCAGACTGTAGTGGGTAGATGTCACTATCAACAGGGGCTTGAAACATTATTATATTGTCTGCAGATTCACCAACGTTAACTACATCACCAATACCCGCCAACAACCACACATTACCATCAACACGCAAATCACCTTTGATGTAAACATTATCTTCAGCGGTAACACCGGTGTTGAATGTTGTATGACCGTCTATGTATAACTCACTGCTCAACATCGTAACACCAGTTATTACGACATCATCAGTAACACAAAGACTACCTGTTATCGTATCACCACTCAAATTAACAAATGATGTTCTGTTATAATCTGTATTGTTTGTAGCACTATCACTACTCACAAAACTGTAAACACTATCCCACAACCCGCTATTAGCGTTTACACTTATATATGTTTGATCATGATTATATAAATCATTGCTTGTAACTACCATTGAACCCCTGTTCCATATCTCTCGGTTGGCGAATCCGTATATATTCCATGTTGAGTTTGGTTCAGGTGAAATTATTATTTCAATGGTAGTATCATTTGCAGTATATGTATATTCAAATATTTGACCATCACTTTGATTGTTACTAAATTCGTTTTGATTTACAGGTAATATTTGTGTGCTTGTGGTACTTGAAATTACAGCATTCTTTGGAACATTATCTGTGTCCCATGCTTGTGAGAATAATATAAACGCATACTGCTTACCAATTGTCAACCCATGTAGTATTATTCTCTGTTCATCGACTACATACCTGTAATTATCATCTAATATGTTTGAAATGAACCCACTAGTGGTTGTCGTTTCTGTTGTGTTAGAAATCCCAGTTGCATTTGTTATCTCCCAATTAACATCACTTGTCGACTCTTTACTGAAAGTAACATCGTTGATGTTAACATCCGAATCACCATTTACATTAATCGCATGCGTATAAACATAAGCGCGGGAAACATCTGTAGAGTCATCGTTTATTAAATTGCGTGTGCGTGGAGATGTTACTACAGCTAATGGATCGTCAACCTCTGTGAGTCGTAGTATATCTGTTGTCGTTGTACCATCTACTCTTAAATCACCATCGATTATATCATATCCACTTAATTCACGTACCTTGATATCGATGACATCAACAACACTACTCAGAGCTGTGATGCTCGTGAACACGGCTGTTGTTCCTGATAGATGGCCTACTATTTCAAGATTTCCATCAATCGTATCACCACTTGTGTTTACAAAATTTGTTCTGTTATAGTCGGTGTTGTTAGTAGCACTGTCACTATTGATCCAGCTGTAAACACTATCCCAATCTGAGCTAGTCGCCAACACGCTGGCATGTGTACTATCCCAGTTGCTGCTTGTAGCTAACACGCTTGCATGTGTGCTGTTCCAATCACCGCTTGTCGCTAACACGCTGGCATGTGTACTATCCCAATCACCACTTGTTGCAAGAACACTTGCGTGTGTGCTGTTCCAATCACCGCTTGTCGCTAACACGCTAGCATGCGTGCTGTTCCAATCTGAACTCGTTGCAAGAACACTCGCATGCGTGCTGTTCCAATCACCGCTTGTCGCTAACACACTCGCATGAGTACTATCCCAATCACCGCTTGTTGCGAGAACACTGGCATATGTACTATCCCAATCCGAGCTAGTAGTTAACACACTTGCATGCGTGCTGTCCCAGTTGCTGCTTGTAGCTAACACACTTGCGTGTGTGCTGTTCCAATCACCGCTTGTCGCTAACACACTCGCATGAGTGCTGTTCCAGTCACCACTGGTGTTGTACACACTTGCGTGTGTGCTGTCCCAATCACCGCTTGTCGCTAACACACTCGCATGAGTACTGTTCCAGTCACCACTGGTGTTAAAAACACTTGCATGTGTGCTGTCCCAATCGGCACTTGTTGCTAACACGCTTGCATATGTACTGTCCCAATCACCGCTAGTCGCTAACACACTCGCATGAGTACTGTTCCAATCGGCGCTTGTTGCTAATATGCTAATATACACACTTTTGAAATCACGTACATCTTGTCTTGATAAATGTTCAATCTCTTCAGGTGTGTGTATGTGTCCATGTGCGAGATGACTGTCACCGAATATCAAGTCTCCGGTCGTTACATATAAATTATTCTCAGCTGATACGTCACCACCAACACTCAAATCACCATCAATAATGTCATAACCGCTTAATTCACGTACTTTGATATCGATAACATCAACGTAACTGCTCAGAGCTGTCAAGCTCGTGAATACAGCTTCATTACCAGTTATCCTGTTGACCACTTCCAACGATTTTATCGTGTCACCACTAGTGTTTATAAAATTTGTTCTGTTATAGTCGGTGTTGTTAGTAGCACTGTCACTATTGACCCAGCTGTAAACATTATTCCAATCTGCACTCGTTCTGCTAACATCCGTATAAACATTGTCCCAATCTGCACTTGCACCATAGACGCTGTTACGTGTACTATCCCAATCTGCACTCGTTCTGCTAACATCCGTATAAACATTGTCCCAATCTGCACTTGCACCATAGACGCTGTTACGTGTACTATCCCAATCTGCACTCGTTCTGCTAACATCCGTATAAACATTCTTAAAATTCCTTACATCTTGTTTCGTTAAGTTTTCTAGTGAACCTGTACCGTTGAATGTAATATCACCAACCTTCACATTACCAGTGACATATGCATCTCCATCAATAGTAGTTTTACCATGAACTGATAACATGCTATTGTCAATCGCAGTTATATCACCTATAATAAAATTCTGCTGATCAACATCAATACGTAACATCCATGGATTGTTACCATCGACAGGATCAAATACATCACCAATAAACAAATTGTCAGCATGCAACATCAATCGGTTGTCATGACTACTGTTACCTTGATTGCCACCAAACAACTCTATTCTAGCACCGGTGGTATTATCTGAACCACCATATAACCGTAATCTATCGGTTGGGTCGTTTGTTCTGATATTTTTGGTAACAACATTTTGTTGTACTTCGAGGCTACCGGTTATTGTGTCACCTGCAACATTAACATATGTTGTATTGTTGTACGTACTGTTATTCGTGGCACTATCGGATTTGACCCAACTGTAAACACTATCCCAATCAGCGCTGTTAACACTCACATCAGTATACACATTGTTCCAATCTGCACTTGTATTATACACGCTAACATTTGTACTCATCCAATCAGCACTGTTAACACTCACATCAGTATACACATTGTTCCAATCTGCGCTTGTGCTGTTAACGCTAACATTTGTACTCATCCAATCAGCACTGTTGACACTCACATCAGTATACACATTGTTCCAATCTGCACTTGTATTATACACGCTAACATTTGTACTCTTAAAATCACGCACATCTTGTTTGGATAGATGTTCAATATGCTCTGGTGTATGGGCATGTCCATGTGCAAAATTACTGTCACCGAATATGATATCACCATGTTCTACATACAAGTCGTTCAAAAATGACCCAGTACCCTCCACACCAAAATCACCATCAATGATATCATATCCGCTCAGCTCTCGTACCTTTATATCAATAACATCAACAACACTGCTCAGAGCTGTGATGCTCGTGAACACGGCTGTTGTTCCTGATAGATGACCAGTAATACTCAAATCACCGTTAATAGTGTCACCACTAGTGTTTACATAATTCGTTCTGTTGTAATCAGTGTTGTTGGTAGCACTATCACTTTGTGTGAAACTATATGCACTATCCCATGTAGCACTGGTATCAAAAACACTAGTATAAGCGCTCCACCAACTAGTCATACCATGACTCACATGTGTTGCAGTATTATCCCAATCGGAACTATATATATCAACTTTTACATGCGTGTCATTCCAATTACCACTAGCATTAGAAACAACAGCATGAGTGCTGTCCCATGCAGCGCTTGTATCTAATACGCTATTATAAACACTGTCCCATGTAGCACTTGTATCGAATACACTCGAGTGTGTGTCACTCCAATCTGAGCTAGTAGCTAACACACTCGCGTATGTTGAGTTCCAATCAGCACTAGTATCAAGCACACTGGTGTATGTGCTCTTTAGATTTCTCAAATCTTCTCTCGAAAATCTCTCTACTTCTTCCGGTGTGTGTGGATAACCATGTGATATTCCATCATCACCAAACACTATGTCACCGTAATATATGTTTAAATCTGAATCAATATTCAGCTCATCAATAATATTAAGAGTACCTGTTATTGTATCACCGGTTACATTTACAAATGTTGTGTTGTTGTAATCAGTGCTGTTTGTAGCACTATCACTATTAACCCAACTATAAACACTGTTCCAATCACTACTTGTTGCTAACACACTCGCATGCGTGTTATTCCAATCACTACTAGTCGCCAACACGCTGACATATGTGCTATTCCAATTGGAGCTTGTTGCTAACACACTTGCGTGTGTGCTGTCCCATTTAGCACTTGTCGTTAATATGCTAGTATGTACGCTCTTGAAATCGCGTACATCTTGTTTGGATAGATGTTCTATCTCCTCAGGTGTGTGTATGTGTCCATGTGCTAGATGATTGTCACCAAATATTAAATCCCCTGTCGTTACATATAAACTATTCTCAGCTGATATGTCACCACCAACGCTCAAGTCACCATCAATAATGTCATAGCCACTGAGCTCTCTCACCTTTATGTCTATAACATCAACGTAACTACTCAGGGCCGTCAAGCTCGTGAATACAGCTTCATTACCAGTTATCCTGTTGACAACCTCTAATGATTTTATTGTGTCACCGCTCGTGTTTACAAATGTTGTGTTGTTATAATGTGTGTTGTTTGTAGCACTGTCACTATTGACCCAGCTGTAAACACTATCCCAGTCTGAACTTGTCGCAAGAACGCTTGCATGTGTACTGTCCCAGTCTGAACTTGTCGCAAGAACGCTGGCGTGTGTGCTGTCCCAGTTGCTGCTTGTTGTGTTTACACTTGTGTGTGTACTGTCCCAGTCTGAACTTGTCGCAAGAACGCTGGCGTGTGTGTTGTTCCAGTTGCTGCTTGTTGCAAAAACGCTTGCATGTGTACTGTCCCAATCTGAACTCGTTGCAAGAACGCTGGCGTGTGTGCTGTCCCAGTTGCTGCTTGTTGTGTTTACACTAGTATGAGTGCTGTCCCAATCTGAGCTAGTAGCCAACACACTAGCATGAGTGCTGTTCCAATCACCGCTTGTCGCAAGAACGCTTGCATGAGTACTGTCCCAATCACCGCTTGTCGTTAACACGCTAGCATGAGTGTTGTTCCAATCACCACTGACGTTAAGAACACTAGCATAAACACTGTTCCAATCACTACTAGTAGCTAATACGTTAGCATAAACACTGTTCCAGTCGCCACTTGTAGCTAACACACTTGCGTGCACGCTCTTAAAATCTCGAACATCTTGCTTAGATAGATGTTCAATCTGCTCTGGTGTGTGCGCATGTCCGTGATCAATATTGCTGTCACCGAATATAATTTCACCATGTGTTACATATATGTTTGTATCAGCTGCAATATTACCTCCAACACCAAGATCACCATCAATGATATCATATCCACTCAATTCACGTACCTTGATGTCGATTACGTCAACAACACTGCTCAGAGCTGTGATGCTCGTGAACACGGCTGTCGTTCCGGTTAAGTGACCTGTAATCTCGAGATCACCGGTGATGGTATCACCACTGGTGTTAACAAATGTTGTGTTGTTGTAATCTGTGTTGTTTGTAGCACTGTCACTATTGACAAAATTATAAACACTATCCCAATCTGAGCTAGTAGCTAGCACACTCGCATGAGTATTATCCCAATTGGAACTGGTAGCTAACACGCTGGCATGTGTACTGTCCCAATTGGAACTTGTCGCAAGAACGCTAGCATGAGTATTGTTCCAATCACCACTGGTGTTGAGAACACTCGTGTATGTACTGTTCCAATCTGAGCTAGTAGCTAACACGCTGGCATGTGTGCTGTTCCAATCTGAGCTAGTAGCTAACACGCTGGCATGTGTACTGTCCCAATCACCGCTAGTCACCAACACGCTGGCATGTGTACTATCCCAATCACCACTAGTCACCAACACGCTGGCATGTGTGCTGTCCCAATCTCCACTAGTGTTGAGAACGCTAGCATGTGTGCTGTCCCAATCTCCACTAGTGTTGAGAACGCTAGCATGTGCACTATTCCAATCGCTGCTTGTAGCTAACACGCTTGCATGTGTGCTGTCCCAATCCCCACTAGTCACCAACACGCTTGCATGAGTGCTGTCCCAGTCTGAACTCGTTGCAAGAACGCTTGCATGAGTGCTGTTCCAATCACCACTAGTCACCAACACGCTTGCATGAGTGCTGTTCCAGTCTGAACTTGTTGCAAGAACGCTTGTATGTGTGTTGTTCCAGTTGCTGCTTGTTGCAAAAACGCTTGCATGTGTACTGTCCCAATCGGCACTTGTTGCTAACACACTTGCGTGTGTACTGTCCCAATCGGCACTCGTTGCAAGAACACTGGCATGAGTGCTGTTCCAATCAGCACTTGTCGCCAACACATTGCCATATACACGCTTAAAATCTCTTATATCTTGATCTGTTAGAGGCTCATTAGCTACAACCAATCTGTTAACCGTTGTGTTACCCTCAACATTGAGATCTCCATCAATGATATCATACCCGCTCAGCTCCCGTACTTTGATATCGATGACATCAACAACACTGCTCAGAGCTGTGATGCTCGTGAACACAGCTGTTGTTCCTGATAAGTGTCCGGATATATCTAGATCACCACTAATTGTATCACCACTAGTGTTAACAAATGTTGTATTGTTATAGTCAGTATTATTGGTCGCGCTGTCACTAACAACCCAGCTATAGGCTGAATTCCATTGACCTGTGAGAGGTGTTAGTATATTCTCCAAGTCTATTAAATTCGACTCTACTCCATCAACACGTGTGTCTACTCCATCTATACGTGTGTCTACTCCATCTATACGTGTGTCTACTCCATCAACACGTGTGTTCAAATCTGTTATGCTTTGATCCACTCCATCAACACGTGTGTCTAAATCTGTTATGCTTTGATCCACTCCATCAACACGTGTGTCTAAATCTGTTATGCTTTGATCCACTCCATCAACACGTGTGTCTACTCCATCTATGCGTGTGTCTACTCCATCAACACGTGTGTCTAAATCTGTTATGCTTTGATCCACTCCATCAACACGTGTGTCTAAATCTGTTATGCTTTGATCCACTCCATCAACACGTGTGTCTACTCCATCGATACGCGTGTCTACTCCATCAACACGTGTGTCTAAATCTGTTATGCTTTGATCCACTCCATCAACACGTGTGTCTACTCCATCGATACGCGTGTCTACTCCATCAACACGTGTGTCTACTGCATCTATATCTACTGATTCCTCCCAGCTAGAACTTAAGGACGACACCACACTCACAACATCATCCCATGTGCCACTATTTGACATTACGGTATTGTATGTGTTATTCCAATTGCCTGAAGAAGATTGTAATAATGCTGTCAGTTCTGGTGGAGAAAACCAATCACCACTATTTGACATTACGGTATTGTATGTGTTATTCCAATTGCCTGAAGAAGATTGTAATAATGCTGTCAGTTCTGGTGGAGAAAACCAATCACCACTATTTGACATTACGGTATTGTATGTGTTGCTCCAATTACTAGAATTGGTTGATAATATTGTCGTTAATTCTGGTGGAGAAAACCAATCACCACTGTTTGATACAACGCTGACCTGTACAGACTTAAAGTCTATTATATTTTGTTTGGTTAAACTCTCAACCTCATCTTCACTATGTAATATACCATGCGCTAAATCACCATCACCAAATATTATATCACCATGCAATATATTTAAATTTGAGTTTATTGATAAATCCTGTACAACACTCAACTCACCAGTGATGGTATCACCACTTACTGCTACAACAGTTGCAGGGTCTATTGTTTCAGCCCATTGACCGCTGTTTATGTTAACTGTGCTAGTTAAATCAGTTATGTCAGTTTGTTGTGCCCATTGGCCACTGTTTATGCTAACTGTGCTAGTTAAATCTGTTATGTCAGTTTGTTGTGCCCATTGACCGCTGTTTGCAGCAACTGTGCTAGTTAGATCAGTTATGTCTGTATGTTGTGACCATTGACCGCTGTTTGCAGCAACTGTGCTAGTTAAATCAGTTATGTCAGTTTGTTGTGCCCATTGGCCACTGTTTATGCTAACTGTGCTAGTTAAATCTGTTATGTCTGTATGTTGTGACCATTGACCACTATTTGCAGCAACTGTGCTAGTTAAATCTGTTATGTCAGTTTGTTGTGCCCATTGACCGCTGTTTGCAGCAACGGTGCTAGTTAGATCAGTTATGTCAGTTTGTTGTGCCCATTGACCGCTGTTTATGCTAACAGTTGTATATGTATCATCCCATTTTTGCCCAGACGTTGAAACTTTATTATGTGTTTGATCCCAATCACTCTGTTTGCTGTTGAGTGTTGTGACTGCTGTATCCCATTCATCCGCATCTTGATCAACTCTCGTCTTGATATTATCCCAACCAGCTTTGCTCGAGTTCAGGGTATTGTAAGTATAATTCCATTCATCCTTATTGGCTATTACAATATCTTTAGTATCATCCCAATCATCTCCAGATAGTTCTACACGTGTTTTCGTTGCATTCCAGTCATCCTGCTTGGTTAATATTGTTGTGTATGCTGTGTTCCAGTTACTAGAGTTTTGATTAATCGTTGCAACCGCCGCGTCCCATGTAGTTTTATTAGTCTGTATAGTATTAAACGCGAAATTCCAATCTGACTTATTATTTGTAACTGTATTTTCAGTATCCGACCAACCACCTGCATCTGACTGTATTCTATTATATGCACTATTCCATTTTATTTCATTCTCAATGATGACCGAATATGTTGTATTCCAGCTAGCTTCATTATTTTGTACAGTATTGTATGTCTCGTTCCAAACACTACTATTGGATGTGAATGTGTTATAAACACTTTTCGAATCTTTTGCATCCTGACTACTAAACTTCTCATCATCCGAGAATATGATACTATTCTTATTGACATACAAATCACCAGTTGCATGTATGTCACCTGCAATCGTAATGTCACCAGTAACATTTGCTCCACTTTCAAATGTCGCTGACCCTGTAACTGATATATCACCTTCAATCTGATCACCTGTAAGTGCTACATAACTACTCAATCTCGATTCAACAGCATCAATACTTTGCTGCAACTGATCTACAACAGCACTTTCATCCCACGTACCACTCAACGCTCGTACGGTGTTGTATGTGCTGTTCCAAATAACACCACTATCATCTATAGTAGATACCGCCCGGTTCCATTCAGACTTATTATTTGATACAACATCACGTGTTTCCGTCCACCCGACTGCGTTTAATGTTATGCTTTCATATGCATCATCCCAATCATCCGCATCAGCTACTATTCTGTTGTATGCGTTATTCCAGTTATTTGAGTTTATTGTTATTGCAGTGTATGCAGCACTCCAATCATCCGCGTCCGCTACTATCCTGCTATAAGCTGTATCCCAATTACCACCACTACCAAGTACTCTGTTGTATGTATTATCCCAATTTGTTGAACCGTTATTAACCTTAGTGTGAGTAGTATCCCACTTTGATGCATCACTAACTATCTTACTATATGCAGTGTCCCAATTAGTTTTATTATTCGACACAATACCAGCTGTATCATCCCAATTATCTCCGTACGTTTCAACTCGCGAGTAGGCTATATCCCAATTATTACTCGATGTGTTTATTTTATTGTAGGTGTTGTTCCAATTTTGCTCATTAGTGGTTATACTCTCATAAGCATAATCCCACTGTTGATCTCTTGTGTCCAGATAATCAACACGCTGCTCTAATAGTGTTATTCTACTCTCAACACTACTAGGTATACTCGGTTCAGACCAGTATGATGAATTTGCAGACACATTTGTATATATATCGTTTATTCTTTGTTCAATCTCTACAGGTATATCAATTTCACTCCATCTTGCAGAATTAGTTAATACAGTCGCATACACGCTCTGAAAAGCTCCACCTGGATCATCTCCCGACACTGTACCTCCACCACCACTACTACCCGAACCACCGAACATATATGTATACCAGGGTGAATGTTGTATTAATTCTAATGCTTCATGTATTGCAGCTAAACCATTCTGTGATGCTGTGTACGCACTATCCCAATTCGCTTGTGATGTTATGACTATATCAGAAGCTGTATCCCACCTATCTGACTTACTTGAAATTATAGAAGTTGTATTATCCCAAGCACCACTGTTCAATTGCATTGTGGTTGTTGCGGCAGTCCATGTGTCTATATTTTCAGTTATATCATCTATTAAGCTGGTACTAAGTGTTGAGGCTAATGATTGCCATGTTGCTGAATTGGTGTAAACAGTATTGTATGTACTAGTCCAGTCACCTGAGTTTGCATTAAATGTTACTGTCAACTCATCAACATCATTTATTAGTTCAACTATTTCCGGATAAAAATCTATATTATCAGCACCTAGTACTAGATCTGAAACTAAAACTCTGCTAGTAACATTACTATTATATACTAACAAATAGTCGTCTGTATTGATTATCTCCCTGGTAGGTAAACTCTCAATAGTAATATTATTATTACACTTGGCCATTATGATTATTTATGCGCGGAGTCGTGTTTACGCAATGTTGTCAATACTATTTCAATGGTATTACTTTACCATGATCTGGTGTGGATATGGCGGTACTGTATCCACCTGCATTCTGTATGATCAAATCACCTGTCAAATCACTATCAATTTCCGGGAGAAAATATTTTATTTGATTATCATTTATGATCTCGAACTCTATAGGAACACCTACAAATTGTGGGAAGTGCTTCTGCATCTCACCGTCAAACATATCAACACTCGTCCCGCTCACACTGTTTACGTTACTGGCTGATATGTAAACGCTCGTTGTTCGTGCGAAGTTATATCCTAGTACAGTATCGTTACCAACGTGTGTTATATGTGGGGCTGCTGTTAATGGTGGTCCAAATGACTCTAAGTATGACCTCTCAGTTACTTCATCATAGTATGGTAGAATATATTTCATATCACTTGTTATATCATCAACAGGTGTCATGTTGGTTGTGATTTTATATATATTTTTAGTTGTTTCAGGTGTTGATTTAAATAACCATGTCTTTATTGTGAATGATGTGTCACAACTCAATCTGAATGGATCTGTATTATTGAGAGCTTCAGGATAATCAATATTCAAATCTCCGGACCATAAAACTTCTGATCGTATCTCCATATCTTTAGGAAAAAATTGTTTAGGTAATTTCCATGAAATTATAATGTATGGGTCATTATAAGGTACAAAGTTGCTTATTATCTGCTCAATGTCCGTCTGATAACGCGCCATGATTGACATGTTCACGCTTATATTTACCGGTACAGGTTGTGGTATGTTATAAGATGTCGCAGCGCTATTATTTGAGGTTGCATTTATGTTCCTCTCAAACTCTGACATGTAAGCTCCATGTATCTTATTGAAAACTCTACCTTGATCTCTACTTATACCAGACATATTCACTGCCACCACCGGTAAAGTCAAGTGTCTTGCTTTATTGGTTAGATCGTGGATCACTCTCTGCTTTGGTGCATATACATATCGCACCTTAACTTTAGATTTTACATTTCTTTCACGATCATGCCTCTTTATTATAACATCATTAAAAGCTGCTACAAATTGTGTCATAACATCCTTTACCTCAAAAAAGTATGGAGATTCCTTCATATATTGTTATTTATGGTTGATTTCTGTATTTTGTAGCTTATCATATATAAGTACACAAGTGCGAAATAACGCTACAGTATACCCATCAGCATTTTCGGTACACGAGTGTGAGTAGTGGTTGACTCAAAGATGGTTTGTAACTCGGCAGAGAGAACTGCTGGAAGAGGTAAAGCTAAATTAAACACAACTGCTGAGCGGCAGATGAAAAACGGCGATGTAAGAAATCGCATAGCACCGAACCGCGACTTAATTGTCGGCATGTCTAAGCGGTCGAAAGACCGGAGTTTATAGGTCGGGATTCTCCATAAAGTTTAGATCTCAAACGAGTGACGCTCTAGTGTAGTGGATTCAAACTGGATATAACTACCTAACTCAATGTTTACCTGTTACTGTTATATAGGTGCATTGTAGGTGTACGGCCTCTCCTGGAGAAAACTACCGTGACTTACTGTCTCCATTCAATTAATATTCCATTAACGAATATCAATGTATCTTGACCTAAAGGAATTGTGGCGGTGATACCTTCTTTCCATTCACCTGCACTGAGTACATACACATCGTTGCTGAAGCTCGCATCTCCTGTGGCGGTCAAGTCGTGTGTTGTTACTGTTGTTAAATCCGCTATACCTGGTTCTAGATGCTGATGTGCACCAAATTCATCGAGTTTGTTGTTGACGCTAGCTTGCCACTCACCACTGTTCAGTTGTGTTGTTGTGTATGTGTCATTCCAATTGCCACTGGTGTTGCTCACGTCAGTGTATACATTATTCCAATCACCACTAGTGTCGTGCACACTTGTGTGAGTGCTGTCCCAATCACCACTGGTGTTGTACACACTTGTATGTGTGCTGTCCCAAATGGAGCTTGTTGCTAACACACTAGTATGAGTGCTGTCCCAATCACCACTGGTGTTGTACACACTCGTGTATGTGCTGTCCCAATCACCACTAGTCGTCTGCATCTTGGTTATTGTAGCATCACGTTGCGCACTCACCTGCTGTACATTGGATCTCACATCATCGAGATTAGGTATGACCGTGCCTCTGTATTCAAGTTCATCTGCCGTGCTCCAATAATCCGGATATACACTATGATATGAATCACGCACGTGTGTATCATTCAGATCACTGTTATCATCACCGTTGAATAAATTCTTGTTTACACCTCTGATTGAAGTGAGTCTATCATGTTGTGCGGATGTAACTTTAACGAAAGTTGTGTCAACAAATCCTGTCCAAGGTCCGTCCAGAACATCGTTGTATGTTATGTCGGCACTATGATCAGCTGTTTTGTCAGAGTGATACTCGACAGATCGTAACTTGGTCACCGATTGATCACCAACACCGTTGCCGGCACCACTGCTCAGCTCTGGAATTTTGGTGTATATATCACCTTGTTCAATCAAATCATACGCTTTGATCGGTGTGATTGTTGAGTATTCAGGTGCGTTTTGTTGAAGACTTGTCATGTGATTGAACAAATCTCCAAGCACATTGCTTGTCACATCTGCCCATGGTTGGATGTTGTCCAGTTTACCACCATCTTGCTGCAAATATCTACCATTGATAGCTCCAGTTGATTCAATCTCCCCAGCAACAGTTGCATCACCACCTACAGTCAATAGTGTGTTTATGTCACCCGCAACACCAACACCAACTGTGCCATGCTGTGTGATGTCAAGTGCCAGTTCATCACCATTATAAAATCTAGAAACACTGTGAGTTGTACCGAATTGCTTGACTTCCAATCCGATATCAGTACCGTAATTGGTTATATCAAACGAACTTGTCGCGATGCTGTTGGTGTTCAATTGTGTTGTTTCACCCTCAACAACAAGATCACCATGCACGAACATGTTGTCAGCTGATGTGTGTCCTGTGAGTGTTGTGTCGTTCAGCAAAAACTGATTGCTGACATTGTCCACATTCTCTAAACCGACGTGATATTTATCAGCTGCAAGCAACACACTCTCGATGGTGTATTGTCTCTCACCATCTGGTGAATCTGTATCATATCCTACTAGATACATGCTTGATGTCGCATCTGTCACTGTACCACCAGTCATGCTACCATCATTAGTTGCCGGAGCTGTGTATGCTCCTGTTACTTGTTGAAAATCCGTGAAGTTCTTAGCCATATCATAATTATTTATTCATCACACATAGTAATTTCGAATTAATCATGTGTAGAAGTTTTGATAGAAATCTAAATCATTCTCCACCCATTGAATCACGTTGTTGGTTTTGGATAGATACAGAGTGACACCATGTGTGAGCCAATCTGTATACATGTAACTATGACCAAGAATATATTGACCGGTTGCATATGGTCTGTACAGGTTGTCACTGACGTTGAATGGAACAACATAATGGTAATGACGTTCTGTGGTTGAGCCATTCTGCCACCATTGATCATAATATATTGAAACACCTTCCGCCACATTGCCATTGTATGACATCCCATCACGTTGACATTTGGTTTTGGTGCTACTGTCAGATCCTAGGTTCCCCCACGTGCCTACTCTAAACTTGTTATTAACTCCATTTGTTGTGCTGGCACTGTGATCGCCTGCCACAATTTGCATGCGCCAGATGCCCACAGCAGCATAACCATACTGTATCTCGAATAAGACACCATTGAGAACACCTTGCCACGTGCGTGTTACTGGATACAAAGCATCCAACGTTGATGTGTTTGGTAGTGGTATGGCGATCGGTTCACTTCCTTCTGGTTGAACCCACCAGTGTCCCCACTGATCAAAAATATCATCACCCCAATCATTAAAACGGTAGGCAGTACCTATGTTCTTATCCACGTCAAACGGACCAGCATCCGCTGGTAATATGGCATTGGTTGTGGTGCCTAAATCATGTGTTGGTGATGCACCTACTGTGTAACCTTGAGTATTGATGTTAAAGCTGGATCTCACTTGGTGTGGCCATTGTGAATAGTTCAATCCACCACCCCTCTCGAGCCATCGATATTCATATGGAAATGTACTACCGTAAAATCTTCGATTCGCATGACCAGGTGTTCTCATCTCTAGAGTTGATCCAGCGAATGGACTAGCGTAAGGCCAGTCAGTTCGAACTCGATGAAGCCTAGTAGTATTTATATTGAAATCCGCAACAGTTGCATTTTCAATGAGATCATAAAAGTTCCAACCCAATACAACCTCTGGTGGACAATTGAGTGCATTCACCACAAAAGTGTTGCTGTCCCATCCTAACAGAGCCATTGTTGGCATGATATAAGAACTTCTCCATGCACCTAGGCTCGCGTCAATAGGATTGTTGGCCGGGTTTTCTGGATACAGATATGGGCCTTTGCCGGAACCTTGCTGCCAGTTTCCATCACTGTCTTCCCATCCAGGTAAGATGGTGTACCACCGGGCGTTGTCTATCAAGTTTTCTTTGAGTGACACGTTTTGTAACACCGGTGGGTCAACATACTCAATCATCATCTCAACTGGCGTTGTGTCATACGCCTGCTCACCATCTGGTCCTATAGCCAACATGTACCAGTCTGATTGGTTGGCGGTCACATCCGTCTCGAAATCGAAACTACCAATACCATCAATTCTGGTGTTTCCACCATCATGATACTGTCTCCAGATGCCAGCACCTCCAGCCAATGTGGTAGGATTTCCTACCATTTTTGCGATCCACCAATTCACACCAGTTGCATCAGTGGTGTTGTACATGTCAGTTTTATGACCATCAAAAATCATTCCACGTATTCGTACTCGGCCAGTGTATTTGGGTTGCCATTTGAGATAGATTATCATGTTTGTGCCAGTTACATTGTGTCTTCCTGGGTGCACCTCTCCGGCGTAATTCATGAACGGTAAATCTGCAGCATTCTCGGTTGTGGCTGTATGACCTTCGTCTCCATGATCCCACCTGATAAACAAATGTGTATCACCCCATGCGTCTCTTATATACACATCATCATTGATGAAATCTTGACATGTTAAATTTGCACCATGTGTGTATCCATAGGCCCACCCTTTGTATGTGTCTATATCTTGGAGAGAGCTATTACCTACAGCTTTATTGTATTTGATGATCGCTTTATAATCTCCAGGCCAATGATACGTGAACTTACCACCTCGGTTTGTTGTTTCACCCAAACTTATGTCTTGATCTCTGAAATAGAAATCCCGAGTGCTGCGTGACTCTTCATGACGAGCCATGTTACTTCTCCAGGCGCTCCACTCTTTTCAAGAGCTGCTCTATTTGTTGTTGTTGTTTGTCTATATGTGATTGCTGTTCTTTGATGCTCTGCACCAAGAGTGGAATCATTTTTTCATAACGAACTGACTTGTATCCACTATCATTCGTTCGGACCGCTTGTGGTACAACCTGTTCCACATCTTGTGCTATCAAGCCGACGTCTGATCCTTGATGTGTTGACTGTTTATCATTCCAATCGAACTCACAACCATTTAATGTCAACACTTTGTCAATAGCATTATCGATTGATTTGATGTTGTCTTTTAACCTCACATCCGAGCTGCTATAAGCTATGATATCACCTGTGGATCGAAAAGATCCATCAGCAGCATTGAAGCTAATAACACCACCGGAGCCTTGAAACACTCGCCAGATCATAGCACTAGAGCCATGCCCATATACATTATTAACGTCTTTGTATATATCTAAGGAATAGTTTGTCTGTAGATATGCTGTAAGTTGCAACTCACCATTCTCATTACTGGTATTGCTAGGGTTACCCACTTGTAATGTGCCGCTGGATTTGGTACGAAATACCTCATTACTGTCATGATAACCTCTTATATGTGCATCACCTGTCGTGTCAGAGTATAGATACAATAAAGCTTTATTACCACCGGAAGGGTCTTCACCTTGGAAATAGATGTTACCATTCGCGTGAGCATAATTTCTGAAATATGTGTGATTACCATCAAACCACATCCGGAAATCACTACTTGTACCCAATCTAAATTCTTTGCTATCATTCATCACCGTGTAACCGTTGCCCCACTCCATCTGCTCTGAGCCACCGGTGACTACACGAAACTGGTTATCGTTATGAAAACCTATGTATGTGTCTGTGTCACCGTTGTGATATATGTTTCCATTGACATAAAAGGTTGGTGCTCTGAATGATCCAGGTGCGTATACATAGCTGTTATACACATACAACTCAGGATTGTTGTCACACTGCAATGTTAGAGGTTCAGCATCTATACCTACCTTGACAGCCCAATTACCATCATCATCCAAAAAACCAAGCCTACCAGATCCATCCCCGTAAACATATCCATGAAGCTTATCATTACCATCCAAAAACTTGATACCACCAGCGCCAGTGTCAGCCCACTTGAAGTTGAGAAACTGATCATTACCATCATCAAAGAAACGAACATTATCATTGAAATGCAACTGATTGACATAGTTGATGTCTCTGTTGTTCATGTCGATAGTCGCAACACCATCAACTCTTGCGAATGCTGTTGAATCAAGATTGTCTAACTTATCTGCATTATCTGCATTGGTAGCTGTAGTAGCTGTAGCAGCATTGCCAGTGATGTCGCTGCTGATGCTGCCTGGCAATAGTGCGTCACTTATGGTTCCTGCGTTCAAATTGCTTGCACTTCTGTAATAACTACCATGTTGCCCATCGAGCAAATCAGAATCTAAACCACTACTACTACCATCATTTCCAGCATGCCACACTGTGTTGCTCCCAACCCTCATTCCATTTGCATGCCAGACATAGTCGTACCCAATAGCACCTCGAGCCACCCCGTTGTTACACCACACCATCTGATGGCTACCACCCATGTTACCACCTGTTGCGTTGTTTGTATGTTTGTATGCTAATCCGTATAAATTTCCGAAACTAGAACCATCATTCGGTATAGCATATGCTGTGCCCATGCTCCAGATCTGTCCTGTTTTAGCAGAATCATATATACCATATATTCCAGCGGACCGTAAACTCGTGCTACCTACACTTAATTTACCTGTAAATGTATCTGATGCATCTGATCTCAAAAAACTACCAGAACTCAGACCATCGAGCATATCTGCATCCAATCCACTGCCGCTACCATCATTGCCGGCATGCCAGATCTCATAAAATGTTGTGCCCTCGTAACTAAAATCAAAGGTGTCTCTAACTCGAATACCTGAACCATCCTCTTGATTGCGTATGTACATGTAACCTCCATCATTCCATTGCACATATGCTTTGTCTGTATCACCTTCTCGAAAGCGGATGTATGGGTTGGTCGCACCTTGTAATACTATTTTCTCGTTTGTTGTGCTGCTGAATGAGTATGTACTACCAGTGAGTGTGTCACTCATGTCGCTCCGCGCAAAGCTACTTGCTTGTAAACTATCAACCGTATCAGCATCCAGACCCGAACCACTGCCATCATTACCAGCATGCCACACCGTATAATCCGTGCCACCGTTATTCCACTTTAAACCACCTGCACCGTTACCTACACTGAGATACTCATCATACACATCATTGAATAATCTTAAAGTGTTAGTTGCGTCGTGAAATTGTATATATGCTCTGCGATCATCACCCTGATAAAATGTAAGATATGGGCTGGAGGTGGTAGTTGGACTTCTAAGTCTCAAGGACTCATTATCTCTATTTAAGGTCAATAGACCTGTGACTGTATCGTTTGCATCGCTGCGCACAAAACTACTCGCTTGTAAGCCATCAACCGTATCAGCATCCAAACCTGAACCAGATCCATCGTTACTAGATCCCCAGAGAGTTCCTTGTGATGTTGTGCTTAATGAACCAGTTGTACCCAATGTAGCGCGCACCGTACCACCTGTTATAAATTCAAGTTTATGGTCACTCATGGTACCAATCCTACCAGCAGCACCACCGGTATGGGCATACATTGTGGTGATGATCCCATCTAATACACATTTAGTGTCTATTCTCGCATGCGACCATCCTGCGACATTCACTCTAGCATTCCAAGTACCGTCGTTCGAAACCGAACCGGTCCTGTCACCAAATGCATAGTAGTTGCTTGTGAAATTGATACTACCAGTCGCACTGTCTCCAGCGTCTGATCTCAAAAAGCTACTCGCTTGTATACCATCAACCTTGTCTGCGTCCAATCCACTCCCACTGCCGTCATTGCCGGTGTTCCAGACGGTCGCTCCATTTACTGATAATTGTTTGTTGAAGTAAAAATCAGCCCGATCCGTGTATATGTGTGCATGGCTGGTGTTTTTTGGTCCTAGCTCGATCCAACCATGATCGGTTTTGAATCTTGTCGTATCAAATCTATCGGTACCTGTGCTCTCAATATACAATATATCTCCAGGACCATCATATCTGATCTGCACTCCACCGTAACCGTATTGATGAAATTGTAGGGCTGGATTGCGTGCGTTTTGAGCTGCATTGCCACTCTGAATCTGAATGGCTGTAGAAGCTGTTATTGATGGATCACTCCAATTGGAGTCTCCAGTCCAGTATGAACCTCCAGCTCTATAGCTTCTGTACCCGCTGTAATCATCAGCATAATAATCATACTCATCAATATAACCACCTTTGACTCGAAGACCACCATCAATTGCCAACATGCTACTATCAGCTGCGTCACCACTGTGCCACTTTCCTAATCTGTAACCATTGTTGACATTATCATCTAGAGTAACAGCAAACGTCACACCTCTGTCGTGAGTCGCATCAGACACCATGGTGGTGATCAGCAGATCATGTGCTTGACTAGCATCTGCAGCTAAACCACTTGCTTGTGTTTTGGAGTTTGCGGTGCCTGTGAACCACGTACCATTTCCTGCACCTATCCAGAATCTTTGATGCGCATTGAGAAGCAACCGTGATGGGCCTGTTGTACCAACGGTGTCCCAATCTGCTGTACCGAACCAACTCATCTTGGATTTTGATATAAAATTAATTCCCTCCACCTCAACATTACCTGTAGGTTCTAAACTAAGTTTAGCTGAATTTGAACTCAATGACAATGGATGGTATGTGCTTGTGACTCTATCATATGCCAAAACCCAACCTCTACCACCACTAATACCAATTTCTAGAGCCAATGGATTGTCACTCGAGTTGCCTGTGAACCATCCAGTTGCGCGGATTTGGTTTGTGGATTTGATGTTACCCACAACATCCATTCCTGTCCCATTGTGTAGAGTCAACAACGTGACAGGATTGTCCGGATGGTTGTGCTGTACGTACATTTGACTGCCATTGAAGGACAATCCGTGATCTGTTTGTGTTGTAATTCCCATTTTCGTATTATGTTAAAGTGTATGTGTGACTAGCACCGTAAAACTCTGTGATTCTCACCGTCATTTTTTCGAATGAACCACTAGTGTAATTGTGTTGTATGGTCAATTTACCATTTTGCTCGTCACCTCCGTTATGTGTGTTTGTGATAACCAACGCGCTGTTAGTCATGGAACCCACATTCTCGAGTTCATTCCATTCATGATTGGTGTAGTTGTTGCTCCAGATACCACGAATGTATATATTGTTTGAGTTACCACTGTTTGTTTGATGTGCTGTTATCACCACTTCAGCTTGAAAGTAACTGCCGCAGGCGAAAGTGAGTGTGTGGTTGGCCTGACCTGTGACAACATAGTGTGATGTTATGTCATTACCAAACTTTGTTATTTTAGAACCGCCTGTTGGTATGGGTACGTCCAGGGTAGCACCAGGATTTACACTACCAATACCCACTCTGCCATTAGGCATGACTCTCATTTTTGTACTGTTATTGGTCCGAAGATCTAACCATCCACCAGGACCAACAGCTTCAAGACGTAGATCCGTGTTTGCACCACCAGCTTTAATTGTAGGCACTTCACCAGAACGTCCTAGTGTCAATGTTGTTGCAGCACTAGTTGGATCATGTATGTCAAGAATAGAACCTGGGTTTGATTCTCCGATACCCACTCTGCCTGAGGAAGTGATGCGCACTTTTTCAGTTAATCCTCCTCCAC